CTTGATAATGGACAAATAGCCAATTACGCAGAAGCGTTTGCTTCCCAAGGTGGATCACAAGGTGGTGATGAATGTGAACCATATTATGTTCCAGAGCTTAATCCAGAAGCCCTTGTTGATGTGTCAAGTGGCGACGTCACTGATTGGTCATCATGGGTTGCTGAGATCGATCGTTCGCGTAATGGTTCAATGGTTCCAATTCAGTATAAAAATGAGTATGACTTTTATACTCTTTATGCTCGCCTTATCCCTTCTGATTTTGACATTCGAATTCCTGCAGCTAATACTCCTCAAGTATTTAAACTTTATATTGTAAATGGACAAGTTTCTGTTTATTGTGAACGTCAAACAAACGCGCATGAAAAAATTCCTGTTCTTTTTGGTCAAGCTGCAGAAGATGGTTTAAGATATCAGACAAAATCTTTGGCAAGTAATGCAAAGCCATTTCAAGAAATTGCTACAGGTTTGGCTAGTTCTGTAATGGCATCGCGCCGCCGAGCAGTTTCAGATCGACTTTTATATGATCCTTCTCGTGTATCTGAAGCACATATTAATTCTCCTAATCCTGTTGCTCGTATTCCAGTTAAACCTGCTGCGTATGGTAAACCACTAAATGAATCTGTTTATGCATTCCCATTTAATGATAATCAAGCAAATATTACATTAGGAGAAATGCAAACTGTTATTCAACTTGCCAATGTATTAAATAATCAGAATCAAGCAAGACAAGGACAATTTGTTAAAGGCAATAAAACTGATTCCCAATGGGATGCAGTTATGGCTGGGGCAACAGCTAAAGATCAAATGACTGCGCTTCTTCTAGAAGCTCAAGTATTCACTCCGATGAAAGAAATTCTGAAGATTAACACACTTCAGTATCAAGGTGAAACAGCAGTATTTTCACCGTCGCGAAAAGAAATTGTTTCCGTTGACCCAGTTGCATTACGTAAAGCTGTAATGACATTTAAAGTTACTGATGGACTTATTCCTGTTGATAAAGTTATTAATGCTGATGTTTTACAAGTTGCATTCCAAGTTATTGGTTCTTCAGAACAGTTAGGTGATCAATATAGACTTGGTTCATTATTTAGTTATTTGATGAAAACTCAATCTGCAGACATTACTGAATTTGAGAAACCGCCTGAGCAAGTTGCTTATGAACAAGCTTTGCGTGCATGGCAACAAATTGCTTCCATGGCTGCCGAAAAGGGAATAGATTTTTCTAAATTCCAGCCACAACCCAAACCAGCCGATTACGGCTACAATCCAAATGCCGACACCTCTACCAAGTCAGTTCAGCAGGTTCCATCTAACTGAAGATGAATTACTTCTTGGAATGGAATTTACAGCCATTCAAGAAGCATATATTCAAAATGTAATTTGTAATGCTGTTGAACAGAGAATTGCCTTGGATTTTTCAGAAGATCAACTCAAGGACTCTCTTAAAAAAGAAGCCGCTTTAACTGGTGAAATTAGAAGTCTCACATACTTACTTGAGGTTTCTAGATTGTCCAGAAAAGCAAAAGCAATCGAAATTTAACACTCTCCAGGAGAATTGAATTATGGGTATTATGGACATGTTTCGGTCAGCTCCTCAACAACAACCAAGTCCTTTGGATTCAAAGACTGGACCTGGAACTGAACCAAATGGAGTTATTCCTGCAAATACGAATGTTGAAGATTTAAATAAGAAAATTAGTACTGAACCGCCTAAGTCCCCCATGGCGGAATTTCACGATTTGTTTAAGAATGTACCTGTCGATCCAAACAACCCGCCGAAAAAATCCGCATTAGATTTTGATCTTGATCCGCAAAAGATGATGGACGCTGCGGGTAAAGTTGATTTCACTTCCATCCTTCCTGCTGAGCTTTTGGCTAAGATTAAAGCTGGTGGAGATGATGCAGTAGCCGCAAACATCTTAGCTATGAACTTAATTGCACAAAAAACGTACGGTCAGTCCGCTGTGGCTGCAGCAGCAATTACAAAAGAAGCATTAAAAGCAGCTCGTTCGGAATTTGCAAGTGAAATTCCTGCAATGTTAAAAGCCTTGAATCTTGATGCTGGCTTAAGAGATAAGAATCCTTTGTTTGAGGATCCAGCGGTAGCTCCAATCCTTGAAGGTTTAAAATCCAAAATTCTGGAAAAACATCCAGATGCAACACCACAACAGCTTCAAACCATGGCAGAAGGATATGTTGAGAAATTTGCAGCATCCTTCGGCAAAAAGCCTGCGGTTCCTAAAGGTAAAGTCGGTAGCCGACAAACTGGGGAACCGGATGATGATTGGGAAACTTTCTTAACTCCTCCAACGCAATAAAGGACTTATCCATGTTAGTACAACTTGCTGGGTATCTGGGAGGTTTGCAAAAACCTACAGCATCTGGTGATTCACTTTTAACTCCTGCTGCTACTGTAATTGCTGCGGATGCTGTCGACACAATTACTGTCGATAAAATTCACGGCGGTGTAGTTCAGTACACGGGCTTTACTGCTGGTAGAAACTTAACTACAGACAGTGCTGCTAATATTATCGCCGCGTTTCCAGAAATGGATATTGGTGATAGTATTATGATTGCAGTTTCTTGTGTTGCTGCCTTTGCTGGTACTTATGTGGCAGGCGCTGGCGTAACTTTGGCAGGACGTGCAACTACTCCTGCTTCTAGTTATTCTTTAATTATCATCAAGAAACTGACTGCGACCACTGTTGAGTGGCGTGTTCTGTAAGGAGAAAAACTAAATGTCTACCGGTATTTTCACCTCAGCAAATCTCCCTGTTGACTTTGCAAAGAAATCATTTGCAGGGATGATTACTCGGCTTATGCCGATGGGTCAGGCACCGTTGTTTGGTATGACAGCAATGTTGCCTTCTGAAACCGCAGTTCAAACAGAACATGGATTCTTTACAAAAACCATGTTATTTCCTGAACTGACTTTAGGTGGTGCAGGCATTCCTGGTGCAGCAGACACTGTTATTACTGTAGTTTCCACAACTAATGTGCTGGCTGGCATGTTAATGCGTGTGGATTCCACTGGTGAACAGATTTTAGTTGATGCAATTCTTTCTGCAACTACTGTTCGTGTTCAACGTGGTATTGGTACTGTTGCTGCTGCCGCCGCAGGTGCTGGTGTTAAGATTTACCAAACTGGTTCGGCATTTGAAGAAAGTTCAACTCGTCCGAATGCGCTTGTTATTAATCCGGTTCGTATCACTAATTTGACGCAGATTCTGCGCAATACGTGGGCAGTTTCGGATTCGGTGCGGGCAACTTTGGTCATCGCCGGCGAAACGAATGTTGCAGAATCCAAGATGGATGGTGCTGCATTCCACGCAGTTGACATTGAGAAGAATCTGTTCTGGGGTCAAAAGTTCCAGGGCACGAGAAATGGGCAACCGTTCCGTACTATGGATGGTTTGATCAATATCGTTTCGACTCTTGCTAACTATCCTCCGAGCTATGCCGCAGTTAACGTCACAACTGCCGGTGCAACCACAAACTATACGCAACTACAAAATGCGTTAGAACCTTTGTTCAATCAATCAACTGATCCAAAAGTTGGTAATGAACGTGTTCTATTCGTAGGTGGTGGTGCACGACGTGTGATTAACGATATTGGACGTTTGAATGGAACGTATCAACTCGTTGATGGAATGACTGGATATGGTTTGCAATTCCAATCATTTAAGACTGCTCGGGGTACTTTCCGAATGATTGAACATCCGCTGTTCAATAGCAATGCTTCATGGGCCAAGATGGCAGTTGCAGTTGATCTGTCTACGTTCCGTGTTGCATATCTTGGAAATCGGAAAACTCAACACAAGTATTTCAACAATGATGGTGAAAACGCAACTGACAATGGCATTGACGCACAAGGTGGTACTTACACTTCTGAGCTGACTTGCGTTGTTAAGAATCCTCCGGCCAATGGTATCATCTTCAATCTTACCGCAGGAACGGCAGGTTGATATGGGAAAAATCGTCTGTCGTTATGAGGGCGATGGTGAAGTTCAACTTCAAGTTGCTCATTCGGGAGAAATCACAAGTGAGCAAGTTTTAAAAGATGGAGATGAACTTGGAGTTGACTTCACTGAAGATGTCCTAGTTTCAATTCAAAAGCCAGAGGAATTAAACGATGGCAATCCTACAAGTTAATCCGCCAGGAATGTTAACCACTGATCCAGGTTATATTTCTTCAATCACAATTCGTACAGGTGGATCACCGACTGTATTAACACCGAACGGAACTACGGGGCAAGTAACTGTAGATTCTCCGGCTATTACTCATTTGGTACAAGACGAGAGAAAATTTAAATTAATCCAGGGTTAGTACTCCTTCCTGGAGAACCCCGCAGTTTTCTGGTAAGAGTTCTGGGGCAACAAAAAACTCTGACTATTAACCTCCAGGAGAATATGAATGTCTGAAGTTGTTGTTGTTCAAGAAAGCACAGGTTTACATCGTGTCTTTAAATCTAGAATTAAGATGAACACTCTTTGCCTTCCAAATGGCAGAGTTGTTCGTTTTGTTGATGGACGTATGCTTACCGACTTAAAAGAAGTTATTGCATATTGTGAAGAAGAGATTAGAGCTGGCAATCCATTT